ATACCTTTAAATAGTATTGAGCTTCCAGTACTTATGTTTAAGATTTCATCTTTAGTAATACGAAAATGTTCCATAATACCATAGAGTTCTAACTTCTCAAGGAACTCTGGAATAATTGAGTTAGCAGCACTTATCATAGTATAACGAGTGAATAGTATCTTATGACCCTGTTCAAACGTTAGAAAGGCTAAAAAGGTGGTTATAGCGAATGACTTACCACTTCCTCTACCTCCTGTTATAACAAAGTATCTTGAGTCGTTACCTAATGAATTGTATTTATTATTGAGTACTGGCTTCTTCATATCTTAAATACCACAATATCCACTATCACATTCCGTAAAATCAGTTTCAAACAGTTGATGCTGTAGCTGTGTGTTTTTTATATCTAAATATGTAACGCCATTTTTAAATGTTATCTTTTTATCTTTATCATATTCTTGGTTAGAAAACCAATCAAATTTATTGGGATGTTTTTCTGACATTAACTTCAACAATATTTCGTTTCTGTGAAAACAACCTATACAATTATTCATATATGCAAACCTAACTTTCTTATTTTCCCAAAACAATTCTATAGTATCTTTATATATATTATCATCTATTAAAGGAAATTCAGGTTTTTGCCATTCAATGTTAGCCCATTTGTTCTGCGTTTTTCTTTTACCCACTATATCTTTCATCTCTAAATTACCATTAACATTAACCTTGTCTAACATAGTTTTAGCTCTTTTTGTTTCATTAGCTCTGTAACCTATTCTAACTTTAACAACCTCTTTAATGTTTTTTTTCCACCAACTATAAATAGGTTTTAATTTTAATTCAGTTGTGCAGAACCTTTGTGTCACATTGGGTAAATATCTATTTTTACCTTTTATTATTATGTCATCAAAATATTCTCCAGATACCCAATTAATCTCTCTACCTATATATTGTTCTAAATCAAACATAGTGTGTATGATAATATCATCTTCAAGCGTTCCTATAAACTCCTTATTTAGTTTATCTGAAACTTTTTGTCTTAATTGTTTATCAGGAAACATACAGGATTTATCTCTTGTTGTAACTAAAGCAAAAACATTATAGTCAGAAGGATAATTTACTGCTATGTATGAAGATGTTTTACCACCAGATAAACTATTAAGAGTCTTCATCATTATCAAGTTCTATTGTATTATCTTCTTCTTGAGTGCCAGTAAATAGATTCTTAATATTGATATTTACCTTCTGTTGTTTCTCTTCAGGTTTATCAAGTGGCTTACCGTACTTGTATTCAAATAGTAATTTAAGATGAGGAAACGATTGTTTAGCTTGTTCTGCTAATGATTCCCAAGCTTCTTCTTCGCTGCCGAATACTTTAGCCATTGCGTTAAGTGCGTAGATTCCGACCCGTTTTCGTTTGGCATCGTTAAGAGCAGCAGAAGATGTGGGTCGTACAACAGGCACGTTTCTAACTCCTGGTTTTCGTCCATTGTTTCTTCGTCCATCATTATCTTTGACATACTTATACTGTTTTGGTTTTCTCCCCATTTTTTTCGTATAAAAACTTATATATATTCCAAATTGCATCTGACCATTCTTTGTCAGAATATATCTTTGTGCCTCTCTTCTTGACACCTTTAAAATCTACCACAAGATTAAACTTAACACACCGACCAATACAACCAGGAAGAGGTTCAGGATAAATCTTATATCCTTTTTCCAAACACCATCTTGCAGCTGCTTGGTTATATAATCCACCATAAGGTGGTAAACTCCATTTCTTGTTGTGTGTATCAATTTCTTCTTTAGACCTCTTGCGTTTCATTTATTAAATCATATTTTCTTTGTAACTCTTGATATTCTTCTACGAGTTTGTTATACTTAATTTTATAATAGTTTTCATCATTAAACTTCTTTAGATCATTTTCATTCTCTTCCAGTAGTTTGTTTCTTATTCTTGTATATACGTTTAAGACTGTATCCTTATGTAAAGCCATTACATCAAAAACAAAGAGTCCGTGTAATACTGATGCGTGATCTCTACCAACAGACTTACCTATACTTAACAGTGTTGAATGAGAAAACTCTCTACATAATTTAAAGTAAATAGCTCTACCATAAACAAATTCTCTCTTTCTTGTATTTCTTGATATGTTAATACCAAGTTCTTTAGTTACTGCTAACTCAATTTGCGATATACTAATATTCGATTTTTGTGTCATTATCTTCTAATTCTATTTTTATTTCACTATATGTTTTTTCTTCTGCATAGAGAAGAGCTTTCTTAATTCCTGCACAGAGCTCATACATTTCTTTTCTTTCAAACTCATACATATCTTCAATTAGCTCTTCATAAGTTACACCCATTATTAAATCTCTTAATGTTAAGTAATAACTTTTCTCTATCTTTTTTTTATATATATCCTTTTCTAACGTACTCATTTACATTCTTAGTCTTATCATAAAAATAATTTCTATAATTATTACAAGCGATCTCAACTTTCTTCTTACCTCTTTCTAACGCCTCCTCACTACATTCATATATCCCAATCTCACCGCTTCCCTTATCTATAACTAAAAATGTAAAGTTTTGTACATTAAAGAGTTCCATATATATATAGGCTTGTACGTCATAATGCCATTTGTTTCTTGCTGTATATACCCAAGACCCAATATCATTTGTAGTCTTTACATCTACAATTCTATCTGTTGTTAAATAGTCAGCTTTACCACGAAAGGGAAAATCATTTATCTCTCCTATACCAGGAAGTTCTGCTGTACCACCACGAAGTAATTCACTTGCTTCATAGTTAGACTCTAAACACTTTACAAGATATTGAAAGTATGTAAACTCTTTCTTAAGCATTATCTCCATACCTGGATTCTCTGCTTTAGCATCTTTATACTTATTAGTGTTTCTTGAGCTTGCATCTACAAATATATATCTCTCTGGTATCTTCTCGTATTCTAATACCAAAGTATGAAATAGTCTGCCCTCTCTCAGTGCAGGAACATTGCTATTGTCTTTAGCTAAATAGCTTTTATATTTAACAGGAGATTCATATAAACTTTTTATACTACTTGAAGATAAAGCTGCTTCACCAAGATAACCATAGTAAAAACTATCGTCATCCATTCTGTCTAACAACTCTTTCTTTTCCCATTCCTTACCGTCTAATAATCTAATCATAGTACAAATATAATGAACAAATAATTAACAAGCAACTATTTATTGAAGTTATGTTTGTAATTGTCTCTTTCTACTTGCATTTTATAAAAGCTAAAATTAGACATACCAAGTATATGACTGTCTGTAGGAACAAAGTATTTCCAACCTTTGCTTCTTCCCATATTTATATAATAGAAAAAAAAGGCAGCTTTCTTACCTGTATCTTTTTTAAATATTATTGTAGCTGTATGATCTGACATAGGAATTATTTCTTCCATCTCAAATGTTTCGTTGTTAAAGTTACCTGCTCTATGTTTGTTAGAGTACCTATCTCTTATTATAAGTGCAAACTCTTCTAATTCTTTTGCTATATCTTTTTTCATAAATCTAAATTTTCAATATGATCCTCAAGTGCAGCTAAAGCTCTCCAAGCTACTTTTCCCAGATGTAGTAATCCATCATCGTCTATTTTATCAGCATCAATTAGATGTCTTGTTAGTGCGTCTAAATGATCTTTACTCTTACTCTTATCCCAATGCAGTGGCTTATCAGGATGATGTTGGTCATTTCCTGCTAAACTAACTTTACTTACATACTTAAGTGCATTAGGAAAATACCTTAATACTCCAGTATAAACTGGCATACTTTTTCTTTGTGTGTGTTTATCTTTACTCATAATACTTCTGCACCAAAAACAGGTAGCATTGCTATTTCTTTGGTTATTTTATTTGTGTTAGAGAAATCTGTTGTTTTAGGTAAATACTTTTTAAACCAATGAGGATTCTGAAAGAATAGGTTCCATCTATAAACACCCTTTGGTGTTGAGTTGATATACATAGGAACATCAAAGTTATCTATTGCCTTATCAAGTAATGCTGCGAACTTAGCCTTCTCAACTATTAACTCGTCATAATGAGTCTTTCTACATTTAAGTTCTATCCTATGCTGTTTAACAGGACTATAACAATCCCATCTACTAATAGGATTTGTACTCATTACAAGGTCAGGATAAACTCTTTCCTTCAAATACTCAAAGAGATCTTTCTCAACCATTATACTCATCAAACAAAGATTTAAGTTTACTAAGTTTACCAGCAAAACAACTACTACAACTTGTCATCTTATCATTGTAATTAAAAACTCTATTGTAAATATTTAAAAGTTCTCTTTGCTCTTCTCCTGTAATTTTTGTTTTATTAGCATCATAAAAATCAGTAAGAAAAGAATGTTCTTCTTGTGTTAAACAATTAGGTTTGTTATAGGGAAACATTTTATTTAATGTCTTTTTTCTCTTATCACAGCCACAGTCTTTTCCAAGTGCATCAAACACTCCGTCAACTGCAGCTTTAATCCCTGTAGCTTTAGTAATCTTTTCTACAGTATCACCAACACCAGAAGATTGCTTCTCGTATTTAGCAACCCACTGTTTGTAATTCTTGGTTCTTTTATCGTTTGGTTTGGGTGGTATTTTATTCATCTTTATCTTTTTTAATTAAATGAAAATCTCCATTGATGTAGTCCTGGAAATCTTCTACAAATTTTGTATTAAGGATTTGTTTGTAGTTCTTACAACTATTAAAAATAGATGTAACACTTATATTAGTATCCTTAGACAACTTTCTCATACTAATATCAGTTTCGTAATAGACTTTAAATAGTTTTTTATCGTACCAACTATCCCAACTCCCAACCTCATCTTGTATTAAATCTATTAATCTTTCTTCAGCTCTCTGCTTTTCTATTTCAGATTTTCTTTGTGCTTCAGGAGTTGGCTCTACAATTTCATAAGTAACCTCAATATCATCAAGCCTAACCATATGATGTCTATTTCTTTCCTTTAAGTAATCATTATATAGATTCTTGATAGTTATATATACATAAAACTTATTTATATCTGTCTCATTATACATTATCTTTTTAGGTTCCTTAACATACTTATTTAATCGAAGATACATTTCTTGAACAAAGTCTTCAACTATATGTGATGGAATACCCATAGAAAGTCCCATTGAAATCCACAACTTATGATATTTAGATAATAACTCAATCATTTAATAAAAAAGAAATGTATGAATATGAAGCCAACACAAACTCTTAACAGATCTGCAGTAGTATCGTATTCAGGTATCTCTATATCTTCGACATAATCTATGCCAAGTAAAAAACCTTTAACAAACTCTAATTGTACATTCATAATTTAATATTCAAATTCTACTCTTACCTTATCAGTTTCTCCATAAAACTTACTCATTGCGTTTATTTCTACAATATTTTGATCTTGTTCATATACAAGACCTTCTAAAGCATCAAAGAAAGCTTTATTTAAGTTATCCTGTAAATCAGGTTTTGTTGTCTTAAATGTTTTAACTCTCTTCTTCTTTGAGAAACTCTTTGGATAAGCATAGATATATTCTATATAATTAACTTTAATTTCTGATCCTGCTGTAATTATAGAGAATTGTTTAGGTAATTGTTTAGTAACTAATCTTTGTAAATAAGCCTGATAATCCTTTACCTTTTTAGGTTTATATTTAATACCACCTCTACCAATCTTAAAAGACTGGTGAGCAAGTGGTCTTATGTTTAATTCAAAGTTTAATTTCACGAATGTATAAATTGGTTAATTCCGCTTGGCATCTTACACACTTGCGGTAATCCTTTCTTGACTTCAAATGAAAATGCTTCAAATGAATAACCCCTACTTCTTTTACAGTCAACAACAACTATATTAGGATTGTCGTCTGTAGGAGATACAGTTATTTGTGTTTCTGTTTTCTTCTCAAGGAATGAACCTAAATGTCCTGTTGCTTTAGAATTATAGAAGTTAGAATGTATAACTGTAATGATATGTATATTGTAATCTTGTGTCCACTTCATCAAGTAATGTATTACTTTGTTAGATTTCTCAAGATCATTAATGTCGTTTAGTAGGTCAGCTACTCCGTCAATAATTACAAGACCTATGTTTTTTGTTTCAGCTAAATGCCAATCTATAAAATCTAATCTATCTTCTGGACTAAATTGTCTTAAAGCATACGTTTCATAATCACTTGCATCTTTAGCCATTCTATGTACTCTTTTAAATGTCTTTTGTGCGTGATAACGACTTTGTTCTGTATCATAGTGTATTACCTTTCTGTCTCCTTTAAAGCCTTTTAAATCGCCTACAAATACATCGTGTGAACCTAAATAAGCTGAAGCAAGTAGTGATACTAAAAACGTCTTTTTACTCTTTGGTCCTGCAGATATAAAACTAAAATTACCATATGTTCCCATAGGTATATGTTCTCCGTTGCTTAACTGTCCTTTTGATATTGCAACAGGTGGTTCTTTTATTTCTTCCTTAGCATCAACATAACTATCTTTCAAGATCTTCTCAAATCTTAGATGTTGTTGTAGTTTTTCTTGTGTCATTAATGTACCCATTATAAAATAAAAAAGGGAGCCGAAGCTCCCTGTAACTTAGAATGGTAAGTCGTCAGTAGCATCCCCAGAGCCAACTTGCTCTGCTTGTTTTTCTGCTACTTTACACTCGCCATTAGTCCATACAATTCTACCGTTTCCCATATACACTCTTGGTTTCTTAGCTTCTCTGTCTTCTTTAGACTGCTCTTCCCAAATTGCTATGTTTTGTCCATACTGGTTAGTATCATCGTTTAATCCAATAGTAAAGTTTTTGTATGTACCTTTACTATCTTTAATTCCAATTGTTCCAATTGCTGCCATAGTATTTATTTTTATGCCGTTAAGGCTTTTTCTATTTGTTTAGTTAGACGATATTTCTTTTCTATATCTGTCATTTTCCCACCATCTTTTATAAACTTAGCTGCCTTAATAAAAGCTACACTATCTTTTTGTAAAAGTGGTTTTTGATCGACTACGGATGTACCGTGAGTATTTGTTGCATCAGCATCTTTAGTATCATCAATTAATAATAAGTTACCGATAGCATACTTTTTAGCATAAGAAGATGCAGCTCCAGTTCTTTGTGGGTCTTGCATACCTTTTGCACCAAAATCAACAATTGCTTGTGCAGTCGATTCTACTTGCATAGTAGGATCTGTACAATCAATCATCTTAGCTGTAGACTCAATATATGGTCTTCCAGCTATTTCTTTAAGCTCGTCATTTAATTTAAATACGACTTTGTGTTTCTTAGCAAGTGGTTTGACAGCCTCAAGGATGTCTTCTGCACTTCTATAGTTATAATTACCAAAACTATTCCTTTGGTTCTTAGGAGCTTTAAGCTCCGTCTGTATTAATAAAAGTTTATTTGTAATATTCATAATTGTTTAATTTAAGTTAAAATTAAGATAATATTTTTAATAAACAAAATATATTAATAAAAAAAGAGGAGTTAATTAAAACTCCCCTTTACGAAACAAAAAAACAATTAATTAGAAATACTAATATAACCAGATTGCATTAGGCTTCTGATCGTCATTATCTACGTGTATAAAAGTTTTAGCTATACCAAATCTTTGAAATCCAACCATAGACAATGCTTCAATTATCTTTAATCTTTTATTTGTATGAGTACAATGTATATCAGCAGCTCTACCAATTAAGTGAGAACTTGCTGTTCCTCCTCCTACTTTTCTATTATGTTCAGGAGTTCTATAACCTGAATTAATCTTAAACTGTATGCCTGCAATATCTCTTGCTTCATCTAAACAATCAAGGAATTCTCTATCCATATACTTCTCACCACTTCCTGGTGCATCAGGTGAATCAAATTCATCGAAAGTAAAATATCTTAACTCCATATTATAAAATTATAAAATATTTTTTACATTTGCAAAACGTAGCTGTAAATCTACGATAAAAATTACTAAACTTCAATAGAGATATTGTTGGGTCAGATAGCACAAATCTTTTCTTTTTGTAGGCTTTTTCTTTTCTTTCTTTTTGTCCTTTTTCTTTCTTTTCTTTTAATCTATCTTTTTTTACCTTGTCCTCTATATTTCTTTTTATAACCTGTTTGACTTTTAGATGCGTTTTTAGAATGCACTCCTGGTCTCTTCTTCTTTTTAGGAGGAATGTATATAGATACTTTAGCTTTCTTTGGCATTATTTACAAATGCAGATTTCGCAGTTACACATATTAATTACTTTTATCTTTAAATTTCTCAAAGGTACGCATACCACCTAACCCTAACATACCAATTAAAACAGTCATAAGATGCTCCATCTGAAGAGCTGGAGGTACTTGTTCAGGTCCCACAAACCATATCAATAAATCTCTTAATACAAAGTTATAGGCTAATGCTACTCCACATACCCAACCAATAAAAGGTCTCCAACCAGCAACGAATATCGTTCTATGTTGAGCTTCTACTTTATTTATCTCTGATTGTAATTCAATTAACTTTTGTGGGTCTATCTCTTTACCTTTTAGTAGCTCTCTTATTTCTAACCCTAAACCACTAATATCTTCTTTTTTACCGACTCCTAATATTTTAAGTAATGCTTTTAACATACTATGTTTAATTATAGTCCGTTTTTAAATAGTAATTTCTTAATGATGTTATTCCAGTTTGTTACAAACCAGGTATTAAAGTTTCTAAATTGTTGTGCTAACCACTCAAATATTCTTACCATAATTTATTTTTTATTAAAATTATCTAAAAGTTGTATTGTCTTGATAACTGTATAAACCAACGTTGCTATTATTAAAAGTGCTTGTAGTGCTTCATTTATTTGTGTCATACTTACTACATAAACTCCTAATCCTATTATTGTTGGTTTAAATCCTTCCATTTTAATTTATTTTAAATGCCATATATATATAAGTGCTTCCACTTCTGTTTAAACCGTGATATGAGCTTTTTAATTGAAAATCATTATCATTAAAATCAATTTTGTAATTAGTTGTATCATTGTCTTCAGCAGAACTGGAGTTAGCTATTAATGCTTTACTAATAGGATTAGTACCACCACGAACACTATCAAATATAAACCAAGGGTTTGTATTATCTGCTTCTTTAATCATAATCCAATCAGGTCTAAAACCTAATGTTACGGTTGGTCCTGTTGCATTTCCATTACCAGTATAACTTCCAATGTCGCTATATCCTGATACTGAATGGAAACAGTAGGCAATGTAACTTGAACCAGTATTTACTGCTGAATGATTACCAAGAGTAAATGTAGTAGCTGAAGGAGTTGTACTATTCCATTCTAATCTATTGCTTGCAGCCGCTCCACTTTCATCTAAAGCTAATCTCTTTGTATTTCCTATTGTTTCGTTATAAACTGCCCAATTATCATTAGGTGATTCAAGTCTTTTCACAATTATCATTTCAGGAACTGCTGATAGTCCGTGTCCAATAGTTGTTCCTGCAGTACTATTTCCTTCATATTTTACAATAGAGAATCCTGCATTAGCATTTGCACTAACAAGTGAATCTATACTTCCTTCTGTGTTGATTGTCGGTTCGTTATCGTCGGCTTTCCAAGCCCAAGCAACGAAATCCTCACCATTATTGTTTATACCACTTGCATCACCAGTATAAGTTACTCCATTATCATCAAAACTTTGTATATATCCACAACCTTGATTTGTTACCTCTGCACTCGTTACATTAGAATATATTGTTTTATTTCCACCTCTTATTATATCAAACAAATTATGGTATGTACACCCACTTGTATCTCTTGTTTTTAACCAATATAATCCAGGTTTAAATCCTAAATCAATTTGTTTATTAGATGTGCCATCACCAGTATAAGCTACTGTACTAAAACTTTTTGCTACTGTTGGTGCTTCTGTGTCAGGGTCTGCAGCAAATGCCATATAGATATATGTATCGTTATTGCTATTGTATCCAGCATCATTGTTTGCTATTTGAAAACCATTTGATAAGAAATTTAAAGCATCTATGCCTGTTGCTTCTGCATTTGACAAATTAGCAAATAATCTATGAGTAGCAGGATTAGTAGTATCTCTTTTATTATCTACAATATTCCATTGACTTACAAGGCTTGAACTTTTTACCATCACAAAAGCAGGTTCAAATCCTGTTTCTACAATAGGTCCATTTGTTGAACCATTACCTGTGTATGAGCCAATCTTTGAAAAGGAATCGACTGAATGAAAAGCATAAGCAATTTGCCCTGTACCAAGACCAACATCTCTTAATGTGAATACTGAAGATGTAGGACTTGTACTATCAAACCTTGTTGTACTTGATTGAGCAGAAGTTGAATTTAAAACTAATTTATTCCCATTACCAATAGGCTCTGCATACACCTGCCAGTCCGCTGTAATATCTAAAGATTTAAATATTATTAATTCAGGAGCAGCTGACAGTCCGTGACCTACTGTATTTATAGCACCAGTTCCATCCCATTCCACAATACTAAATCCTGCATCTTGATTTGCCTGCACTGTACTTGTAACACTTCCATCTGTATTGCTGCTTGTAGTTCCTCCGTTTGCTTTTAGACACCAAGCTACGAAATCTTGTCCATTAACATTTGATGAACCACTACCATTAAATGTAAAACCACCTGTATCAAAAGAAGATAATTTACCATTTGAATTTTCTGCACCATTTTCATTAGGGTATATTCTTTTAGTTGCACCTCTTGTTGAATCAAAAACAACGTGATTATATCCTGCTGCACTTCTTAATTTTAGCCAAACAAAATCAGGAGTAAAATTAAGTCCATACTCATAACTAACATTACTTGCACTACCATCATAAGCCCTCATATCATCATTTGCATTTCCTTCAAATCTATAAGAAGCTACAAGTGAGTTTTCTTGATATAATGTAGTTACTTCA